TATCCTATTATGGAAGTTGAATTACAAGATTTAAACTTCTATGCTGCTTTTGAAGAAGCAATTACTACATATGGTAACGAAATCTACGCGTTTCAAGCGATAGATAATATGCTAACACTAGAGGGTGCACCTGCGGGTACAAGTGTAAATAACGCGCTTATTACACCTAATATGGCTACAGTAGTACGTTTATCACAACAATATGCTGAAGAAGCAGGAGCTGGAGGGAATATAACATATTACAGTGGAGCATTAGCTTTAACAGCTGGGAAACAAACCTATGATTTAGCTGATTGGGCTATAAGCCAAAGTATATCAGGTGGAATAGAAATTAAATCTGTATTTTATCAAAACTTACCAGCAGTGAGTCAAATGTATGCTCCATTTGGAGGATTTGGAGGTCTAGGAGGGGTACCAGCGGCAGGTTTATATGGTGGAATGTATGGTGGAGGGTATGGAGGCGGATACCTAATGATGCCTGTAGCATACGATGCGGCTGTAGTTCAAGGTTTAGAAATGAGTAATACTATTCGTTTATCTGCTTACACATTTAATATTATAAATAATAAGATTACTGTATTCCCAATTCCATCAATCAATGATGTTAGAGACGGATTTTTATGGTTTGAATATATTAAAGTACAAGATAGAATAAATAATAGCATAACCCAACCTGGAGGAAGCGCAAATAATCCCGATTATCTAGTAACAAATCCTTCTAACGCTCCGTATACTAACCCAACCTATAGTCTAATTAACTCTATTGGGCGCCAATGGATATTTGAATATTGTTTAGCGTTATGTAAAGAAATGTTAGGATATGTTAGAGGCAAATACTCTACAGTTCCTATCCCTGATCAAACTCTAACATTAAACCAATCAGATTTACTAGCATCAGCAACAACAGATAAAGCAGCATTATTAGAAAGATTAAGATTATATTTAGCAGATATGTCTAAAAAATCTCAACTTGAAAGACGAAAAGATGAGAGTGAATTTAGAAGACAAGAAATTAATAATGTACCAATGACTATATTTATCGGATAATGGCTATATTTGGCTCTTCAAGAGATATATCAATGTTTAGAAAAATCAACCGTGAGTTGATGGGAGATGTTATTACTCAACAAATTGCATTTTACAAATACGTTTTAGATAAAACTAAAGTAAACATGTATGGAGAAGCATCTGGTGGTAAATTCTTTGATGGTCCTGTGTTACTAAATGCTTTAATCACTGTAGGTGACAATACAAGTCCTACTAGTGAGTTTGGAGTTGATTTTAACTGGAGTATTAGAGCAGCCTTTTTAAGAGATGATTTAGTAGACACCAATGTTCACCCTGAAGTTGGAGATGTATTACTATACCAAGAATCATATTTTGAAATTGATAATACAAATATTAAACAATTCTTTGCAGGTAAAGACCCTGACTACCCATACGCTCAAAACCCACTAAACCCAGGATTAGATCAATTTGGATATAATGTAAGTGTAGTATGTGAAACACACTATATACCAGCAGATCGCATTAATATTATTAAACAAAGATTATAATGGCTAAGCAAAGAAAGGTAGTACCAAAAACTCAAAGGGAAATAAGTGAGTCTACACATGATCCACTTTTAGTAGGAGGACCTGGATTTTCTCCTACTAGTAACCCTAATAATACTAATTCACCAAATCGAGCTGAGCAAACTTCATTTAAAGATGATACTGTAAAACCATTTTCAATTGGTTTAGAAGATTTAGATTGGGCGGTGATGTATTACTTTCAAAATGTAATTAAACCATCTGTTAAACAAAATAATGAATTAATACCTGTGCCTATAATATATGGTTCACCTGAAAAATGGAAATCATTTCAAAAAGATGGTTATTATAGAGATTTAAATGGTAAAATAATGGCTCCATTATTAATGTTTAAAAGAAATAGTATTGAAAAAAATAGAGGTATAGCTAATAAATTAGATGCTAATCAACCTAATAATATAGCGGTTACTAGTAAAAAATATAGCCAACAAAACGCTTATAGTAAGTTTAATTTATTAAATGATATTCAACCTGAGCAAACCTTATATGCCACAGTAGTTCCTGATTATTTAACAGTGACATATGATTGCGTTGTATTTACTTATTATATGGATCAACTAAATCGAATCATTGAATCTGTAGAATATGCTTCTGATGCTTATTGGGGAGATCCAGAACGTTTTAAATTTAAAACTAATATTGACTCATTTACATCAACTGTAGAACTATCAGATAATGGAGAAAGAGCTGTAAGAAGTTCATTTACCCTTAAAATGCATGGATATATTATTCCTGATGTGATACAAAAAGATACTTCATTTATAGGCAAATTTTCAGATAGAAATAAATTATTATTTACTACAGAAACAGTTACAAATATTAATAACTTACCAACTTCTCCATAATATTTATAATAAATAATAACAAAAAATAAATTTTATGGAAAACAAAGTTTTAACTCAAGAAGAAATTAAATCATTAAAAGACATCCAATCTAATCAACAATCATTACTAAATGTATTTGGGGATATAGAATATAAAATTCAAATCTTAGAATTAGATAAACAAAATTTAAAACTTCAACTTCAAAAACAACTTGAAGAAGAAACTAAAATTGGAAAACAACTCCAGGAAAAGTATGGTAATGGTAATATTAATTTAGAAAAAGGAGAGTTTATCCCGGTTTTATAATTTTGACAATCTTTAAGATATTTATAATTAAAACAAACATAACGTAAACCATGGCAGAAACTTTAATATCACCAGGCGTATTAGCGAGAGAAAATGATACTTCATTTGTATCCCAAGGTCCTGTAACTGCAGGAGCAGCTATTATAGGCCCAACTGTAAAAGGACCAGTAGAAATACCCACAGTTGTTACCTCATATTCACAATTTGAGCAAATCTTTGGTTCATCATTTCAAAGTGGTAGCCCAGCTCAAACATATTCTTATTTTACATCAATAGCAGCATATAACTACTTTAATAATGGAGGAATTTCATTATTAGTAGCTCGTGTAGTGACAGGATCATACTCTCCAGCTACAAGTAGTTTAATTCCAAGTTCTAGTAGTGCTACTACTTCTTCTGTATTTTCATTAGAAACACTTTCTGAAGGTACTATAATGAATAATAGTGGTACACAAGACTCAGCAGGAGCGTTAGTAAGTGGATCAGTAGATAATATTAGATGGCAAATTGTAAACAGCAATACATCTTCAGGAACATTTGATTTATTAGTTAGAAGAGGTAATGATAATACTTTAGAACAAACAGTATTAGAAACTTGGACTAACTTAACATTAGACCCATTTTCTCCAAATTATTTATCAAAAGTAATAGGTGACCAATATTATACTTTACAAACTGATGGTGGAACTGGAACTAAGTATTTACAATTAACTGGTAATTATCCTAACAAATCATCTTATATAAGAGTTGGTTCAGTTAATTTAACTACTCCTAACTATTTCACTAATGCTGGAATACCAGACCCAGCATATACTGGTTTTTTACCAATAAATACAACTGGATCATTTGGTGGTGCTTTAGGAAGTGTAAGAGGCGGAGCTAAATTCTATGGTGATATTAATGCTACAGATTCTCAAGGTTTAACTGGAGGATGTTATAATAATATGATTGCTTTGTTAGCTAACCAAGATGATTACAAATATAATATAATATTAACACCTGGTTTATATGACGCAGCACATACTTCTCAAGTTACTCAAATTATAACTAACACTCAAAACAGAGGAGATGCTATTTATGTAATTGACCCAGTAGCTTATGGAGCAGGAAGTATTACAACTGTCACATCTCAAGCTGCTACTAGAAATACATCATATGCTGCTGAATACTGGCCATGGTGTCAAATCCAAGACCCAGCTACAGGACAAAATGTTTTTGTACCAGCTTCAACTGTAATAGCAGGAGTTTATGCTTATAATGATAGTGTTTCTGAACCATGGTTTGCGCCAGCAGGTATAAACAGAGGTGGATTATCTCAAGTAATTAGAGCTGAAAGACGTTTACCACAAGGTGACAGAGATGTTTTATATAATGGAAAAGTAAACCCAATCGCTACATTCCCAGGGACTGGAGTAGTAGTATATGGACAAAAGACATTACAAACTAGAGCAAGTGCTTTAGATCGTGTAAATGTTCGTCGTTTATTAATTGCTCTTAAGAATTATATTTCTCAAATAGCTAATACATTGGTATTTGAACAAAACACAGCAACAACAAGAAATAACTTCTTAGCTCAAGTGAACCCATACTTAGAAAGTGTTCAACAAAGACAAGGATTATATGCATTTAAGGTAATAATGGATGATACTAATAATACTTCAACAGTAATTGATCAAAATATGATGATAGGACAAATTTATTTGCAACCTACTAAAACTGCTGAATTTATTTACTTAGATTTCAACGTTACACCAACAGGAGCAACTTTCCCAGCATAAAGAATAATTATATAGATATTTATAATAAATAAAAAGACATGGCAATATTAGACGCAAACGAAATATTCTTTACAGCCTTTGAACCCAAACAGGCTAACCGATTTATCCTTTACATGGGTGGGATTCCTAGCTATATAATTAAAGGAGTATCAGCTGTAACATTAACTCAACAAGAAATACCTTTAAACCATATTAACGTACAACGTAAAGTTAAGGGTAAATCAGTATGGGGTGACGTTACATTGACATTATTTGACCCAATCACACCATCTGGAGCTCAATCAGTAATGGAATGGGTTCGTTTACACCATGAATCAGTAACAGGTCGAGACGGGTACTCAGATTTCTATAAAAAAGATTTAACAATCAATGTATTAGGACCAGTAGGTGATATAGTAAGTGAATGGATTCTTAAAGGCGCATTTATTAAAGAAGCTAATTTTGGTGAATATAGTTGGGATCAAGAAAACCAAGCAGTAAACCTCACAATGACATTAGGTATAGATTACGCAGTATTAAACTTCTAATTTTACTACTTACTTATAAAAAGGCTCGCTATTTTAGCGAGCTTCTTTTTTTCTTATATATTTATATATGATATTAAGTTATAACTAATAAAAGATATGGAAAACAAACTAAACATCCCAACTGAAATTGTGGATTTACCTTCAAAAGGTTTACTTTACCCTAAAGATAATCCTTTATCAAGTGGTAAAATTGAAATGAAATATATGACCGCTAAAGAAGAGGACATATTAACAAATCAAAATTTTATTAAAAGTGGAATAGTGATAGATAAATTACTACAATCCCTTATTATTTCTAAGATAAATTATAATGATTTACTTATAGGTGATAAAAACGCTATTATGTTAGCATCTCGTATATTATCTTATGGAGCTAATTATGAGTTTGATTATAACGGTGTAGATCAAAATATAGATTTAAGTAAATTTGATTCAAAACCACTACATTCTGATTTTTTAAGTGCTAAGTCTAATGAGTTTTCTTTTACTTTACCTCACTCAAAGAATACAATTACATTTAGATTGTTAACACATGGTGATGAGAATAAAATTGATCAAGAATTAAAAGGTCTTCAAAAAATTAACAAAAACTCTAATAGTGAAGTTACAGTTAGATTAGGCCACATGATAACATCAGTTAATGGATCATCAGAACAAGAGGATATCAGAGACTTTGTTAATAACTATTTTTTAGCTAAAGATACTAGAGAATTTAGAAAATACTATAATGAAATTTCTCCAGATATTGACTTATCAGTTAATTTAACTAATAGTGAAGGTGGAGAGGAGGCTACTTCATTACCAATTGGTTTAAACTTTTTTTGGCCTGACGCTTGATTATAGAGTAAATTTATTTAAAACAATACATGAAATAACATTTCATGGTAATGGTGGATACAGTTGGGATATTGTTTATAACATGCCTATATGGCTAAGAAATTTAACATTTAACTTAATTAAAGAATACAACACTTCAACTAAAACATCTTCAGAAGAGTCTTGGGTAAAAGGTCCAACTAAAGAAATGGCCACTGAAATGAGAAAGAAAATTCACCCACCAGTATACAATACAGAGGTATCAAGAAAATGATACCTCTCTATATTTATAATAAAATATCCTAAATGGCTAAAAAAGTAGGTACCCTTAGTGAAGATGATATAAAAGATATTAGATCAGAAGCAGTTGGTCTTTCTAATGACTTAGATTCTATTAGTAAAAAAATATCTAGTGCTTTAAGTAATGTTAGTAAAACATTAGGTGAATCTACTTCTGCTTTTAAAGAAAGTTTTAATGCTTCTAAAGCATTATCTGATGCTATATCTAAAGTAGATGCTAAAACATTAGCGTCTAAAAAAGAACAAGCAAAATTTCAAGATAAAGTTCGTAAAGCTCAAGAAGAAGCTACTAGATTAGAAGCTAAGGCTAATAGATTAAGAGCTGAAGCTATTAACTTAAATAAAACCGCAGCTCTAGAAGCATATAAAGTTGCTAGAGCATATGAAGATGGTGCAGATAAATTAAGAGATCAAGCTAGAGCAGCTAGTAAAATAGTAGAAGAATTTGAAAAACTAAATAATGATACAAGATTTTTTGATAGTTTAGCTGAAATAACTTCAAGTATACCAGTTATAGGTAAAGTATTTGGGGAATTTCAAAAAGCATCTGATGCTGCTAGAAAAGCATCGTCTGAAGGAGGAAATGCATTATTAGCCGGAGCAAGTGCCTTAGTTGGAGCTTTAGGAAAATTAGCTTTAACACTTGTTGTGGGTAAGACTGTTGAAATGTTTAAAACAATAGACGAAAGAACAGTTAGTTTTACTCGTAATTTAGGTATATCAAGTAAAGAAGCATTTGAATTAAATGATCAAATGTTAAAAGCATCTTTAAACTCAGGATTACTTTATTTTAACGCTGAAAGATTTACTGAAGCACAAAATGCTACTAATGCTGTTTTAGGTTCAAATGTTATACTATCATCTGAATTAGGCGAGAATTATTCAGCGTTAGTATATCGATTGGGATTTAGTAATGATGAAGCTACTAAATTTAATTTAACATCAATAGCTTTAGGTAAAAACGCTAAAGAATACACAGGACAAATAAACGCCCAAACTAAATTACTAAACGGAGAAAGAAAACTTCAAATAGATAACAGGCAAATAATGAAAGATATATCTGAAACTTCATCAAGAATTCAGATTTCATCTAGAGCTCAAAATTATAATTTAGTTGAAGCAACATATAATGCTCGTGCTTTAGGCATGAGTATGCAACAAGTTGAAAAAACAGCGGATCATTTATTAAACTTTGAAGCTTCTATATCATCTGAATTAGAAGCTGAGTTATTAACTGGGAAGCAAATTAATTTAGAAGAAGCTAGATTATATGCTTTTAAAAATGATATGGTAGGGTTAACAAGAGAATTAGCTAAACAAAATGTTACAGCTTATTCTTTTGGTAAAATGAACCGGATTGAACAAGAGTCATATGCTGGAGCTTTAGGTATGGGAGCTGAAGAATTAGCAACTTCTTTAAAATTCCAGGAACAATTAAATACATTATCTAAAGAAAGTGGTTATAGAGATGCTAAATCATTAGATGATTTAAAATCTAGAGTATCAATTCGAGCTAAAGAAATTGGTTATGATAAAGCTTTAGCTGAAGTAGGAAACCAAGAATTAAAAAATCAATTAGACTCTGCTACAATTCAAGAACAATTCCAAGAAAAGCAAACAAAAGCTATGGAGTTGTTAGCTAAAACTCTTGGTCCTGAAGGATTAAAAGCTTCATTAGATGGTCTTAAAGCAACTATTGATAGTCTTATACTGGCTATTCAAATATTAGCGGGAATACAACTAGCTAAAGGTATATGGAATATGGCCGCTGGTGCTAGAAACATGTTAGGTAGTTTTACTGCTATGCGAGGCCAATCAGCAGCTATATCTAGTAATATACAGAAGGTAACTATGGCTAACGGTCGTACCGCGTTTAGAAATGCCTCAACAGGTAGATTTGTATCTAACGCTGCTGGAAACGCAGCTACAAGAGGTGGAGGTTTAGCTAGAGGTTTAGGAGGTGGATTAGGTTTAAGTTTAGCTGGAATGGCTGCTGATTATGGTAGAAGTAAAATGGATGACCCTAATAGTGGAGCAGGAAAAGGATTAGGAGTATTAGGCTCAACATTAACATATGCTGGAACAGGAGCAATGATAGGAAGTATTATTCCTGGAGTAGGTACATTAATTGGTGGTGCTATAGGAGGTTTAGCAGGATTAGGAATGGGAATGTATAATGAATTTGGCGCACCTAAAATCCATTTAGCTACAGGAGGTATAGTAACTAAACCAACTAGAGCATTAATAGGTGAAGCTGGTGATGAAGCTGTTATACCATTAAATTCAAGAGAAGGTAAATCAATGTTAGGTGGTGGAGGCAATTCTGATAATGCAACAGTTATAAATCTTTTAACACAATTATTAAATAAAGATTCTAATATATATATGGATTCTACAAGAGTAGGAACAGCTATGAATATAGGAAGTGTTAAGGTATCATAATTTTAATATTTATAATAAAATAAAAGCCATGAATCTTATTGAAATGCTTACAAAAAAAGGAACAAGTTACTCAGTATATAATGGAGAAACACCTAAAACAAACCCATTAACTACTAAGCAATCTAAATTACATAATTCTTATTCTATTGATGGGAAAAATGGTTCTGAGGTATTAAAACAATCTAATAGGTATTTAACTGGGGAAAATGATATTTTACCACAACCATCAGAATATGATCTTGGTGGTAAAACCCCAACTACAGCACTAGCAGACCCATATGTAGTAAAAATTAATAACAGCTTTGCTAAAGGAACATACATTGATCATATACCAGGATAATGGGATTAATAGATATAGTAACTAATTTAAGTGATTTTCGATATTATAGTTCAAAAGGATACCAAGGTGGACTAGGAAATTTTACTGCTAAAAAATTACCTCACGGGAGAGACCAAAAAGGAGGAGGATCAAGCAGACAACCTTATTTTATCACTCCAATCCCAGATGGTAATGTCCCTAATTCCCCAGATTTTTTATTACGTAACGGTTATTTAAATGTTAGAGATTCTATAAAAGATAGTTTAAGAATAACAAAATTTCTTTTTGGAGATGTTTTTAGTGGTAGGGGGAATACTAGCCCAATTGATGGAACATTATTTATAGCTAAACAACAATTATTAGAATTTCAAAGTGTAAAAATCCCTGGAGGATATAAAAGATTTTATAATCCTTTAGGCACAATGGCTCAAGCTGGGGTATTATCAATAGGATATCATTTAAATAAACAGGGAGCTAATCCTTTTAATAGAGGTTATCTCCAAGGAGGAGATGAAGCGTATTACCAAAACACATTTAAAGACAATTTTAATAAAGATTTAAATAGATTATCAACACTATACAGTAGTAAAATATCAAGAACTGGGACTATATCTAATGATGCTTCTTCATTATATGGTATAGATTATGATGATACTCAAAATTTATTATCATATCTTGGAGGCCCACAAGCAATCAACCCATCAGGTAAAACTAGAATAAGCATAATAGGTAATGGGTATGGTAAACCTAAGGATAGAACTACTAATGATCAAGTAAAATTAGATGCTGAAAAGATATATTTAAATTTTGGTAATCCTTTAAAGATAGAAGATACAAATATCCCTCCAGACCCAGCAAAAACTAAAATATTTGATCCATTTACCCCTCCAGAACCACAACGTAAAGTAAATAACTCTACTTTATTATCTGGGTTAAATGGAAATTATAATCCTAATATAAAGGATTTTAATATTGAAAAAACCTATAAAACATCTTATAGTGCGTCTTCTGATGGACAAAACGCCTTAAATCCACTTTCTCTTAATACACTTGGTATCACAGCAGCATCAAACGCTACGGATGTTACTAAAGCTGGAGAAGAAATAGGAGGATATAAAAATCAAGATTTAGTAAAATTTTACTTTGAATTAATAGATAATGATAATGATTTAAATAATATTTTTTTATTTTTTAGAGCATATATTAATACTTTAAGTGATAATTTTAAAGCAGAATGGACACCATACAAATATGTAGGAAGAGCTGAAAACTTCTACAAATACGCTGGCTTCTCTAGAGACTCTTCATTATCATTTACAATATATGCTCATTCAAGAAAAGAAATGGCTCCTATTTACGCAAAATTAAATTTTCTTTTAGGCACAACAGCACCAAGTTACTCAGGTACAGGATTAATGAGAGGAAATTTTATTAAAATGTCTATTGGGGATTATTTAAATGATGTACCTTGTATTGTTAATAATATTAATATAAGACCTTCATTTGACGCTGGTTGGGATTTGAATAGAAACGCAACAGGTTCTATATATATAGAATCAAATGATGAATATCTAGGTCAATTACCAAGAATGATTGATGTAGATATGACATTTACCCCAGTACATACTTTTGTACCTCAAAATAAAAGTATATATGTTGGATAATAAAAATAAAAATGAATAGATACCAAGATATACAAATATTAAAAGATTCAAAAGGTGCTAGATATTATAGAGATAATAAGTATCCTAGAATTCCTTTATCTATTAATGATATATATGTTATAACAACTGTTGGAGACAGATTAGATATACTTTCCCAACAATATTATGGTGACTCTTCATTATGGTGGATAATATCTGCAGCTAATGAAAATTTACTACAAAACTCATTATATATACCTACTGGTACTCAAATTAGAATACCACCAAATCCTTCTACAGTGATAGAAAGTTATAACCAATTAAACTCATAAATATATGGCTATTTTAGGGGAAAGTTTTAACAGTTAT